ATCCTTTTCTATAGTGTGTGTTCAAAAAGCGTGTCGCAACTACAATGCGCCACGCCATATTTTCATCCGTTAACTGTTGATCAAACAAATCTAACATCCAAGCCGTTAATATCCTATAACCTTTTTCATTCATGATTTTCCTTAAAATTAAACGCAAAAAATCCTACCAGTGTTAAAAAACACAGCATAAGGGTTGACTTTAAACAATGGGTTGTGTAATATCTTTGCATGTTTCGCCTACTTGTAATAGGTTGAAAATACCTCGCAGGACTCCCGAGGGTCTTGGGGTGCTTCGAACACCTTATGACCCCTCACTTTACTCTTAGATCAATATAAAATCAACCAAACACATGCATACATACCCAAAGTATCCCATAAGCCAAAGCACCTGAAGCCCCAACTATAAACACAGTAATCATAATGTATGCGCCCCACAATACTTACACGACGGCAACGTTCCTGCCTCTGTATAATGCCAGTCATGTATTCCGCTATTACATAGCAAGCTATACATGTGAGCCATTTGAACCTCAATCACAGCAAATCTTTCCCATATAGCTTTTAAAACTGTATCGTGAACCACTGTAAAATCAGTCATAAATCACCACCATTTAATAACAAAATGCGACACCACAATAAACGCAATAATCATGGGCGAGTAACGCAAAAAGGCATACAGCAACACTATAGCCAATCCTCCAACACTAGCTAGAAATGTATCAATTTTCATGCCTCCTCCAATTTAAGTTTTAATTGCACAAGAGCCCTACCCAATATCACATCTGCTCTGTTAGCTAAAGGGTTATCAATGACGCGCTGAACATCAAAAAATGCCCTGTCATAAGGGTTCATTATCATCTTAGCTGCTAGCTCTCGAAGCACTTCAAGCTCTTCCATATCACTTAACGTCATTTACGCCTCGCGTGGTCTTCGTTTGCTTTGAATAGTCCGTTGGTAGCAGCTTCAATCTTTCGTTGAGATTCCATAGGTATAAATCCACGCATACGCCATGTAAATGGTACGGGCTGTGAAAATCCACAAGCTTTAGATAGTCTGTAGTTACTGCCAAAATGCTCAATTAATTCGTCTAATCTCATTCGTAATCCTTCAGGTAAAAATACATGATAACAGTGCTTGCAATACATTGCAAGGTTAGATATAATGGCTGCACGACACATACCGTCGCAACTTAGAATAGGTAAATAGAATGAATGCACAGGACGAAATACAAGATTTGGTTTCAACATTAAATAACGTAAATTTCCAATTGGCAGAGTTGGCTCGCATAAAGGAAGCGCTTGAGCCTAAGCTTGCTGCGTTGCTCAACCATGGCGAAGATGGCAGCAAAAGCTATATTGAAGGTAAATACAAAATCACTGTTACAACTGGATTCAATTACACGCTCAACAAAGAAGAATACCAAATAAATTCCAGTCGCCTTCCACAATGTTTCAATTTCGTTAAGCAGCGTGTGGCTTATGACATTGATAAGGCTACGCTTCGAGATGCTGAGAAATATGCTAGTGCTGAGGAATTGGAGTTGATTGCTACTATGGTTTCTAAGAAGGCGAAGAAATTACACATCAAACTAACGAGTGCACACTAATGAAATACGGACTTTTACTATTAACTTTACTCTTGAGCGCCTGTGCTCAAGAGGAATTCCGAGGCAGCATGGCTACTATTCCCGGTTCGAGTACTCGGACTGAGGTGATTGTGCATCATGAGAGTCCCGGGTTGTATGTTGATGAGGATTGTTGCTGATGAGTATATTGGATAGCATTATAACAACTAAAGCAGGAGCGCCAAGAATAACCATTTTCGGTAAGCCCGGTATTGGTAAGTCAACGCTGGCGGCACAGTTCCCAGAGCCATTGTTTATATTGACCGAAGACAATGAGCTACCCGGAATACAAGCGCTTCCCATAGCTCAATCATTCAATGAGATTTGGACGAACATCAAAGCTTTGCTGGCTCTTGAAGAACTTCCCTTTAAAACGTTGGTAATTGATAGCGTCAGTAAGCTAGATTCTTTGATTGTAGACTACATACTGTCTAATGAGCCCATGGGTAAAGGGGGTGCTAAAGCCGGCACTTTAACAGCGGCCTGTGGCGGCTATGGTGCTGGATATCTCAAGGCCGCTTCGATTCATGCTGCGTTAAAAGGTTTGATGGATAAGTTCAAAGAGCGCGGTGTATGTGTGGTCTATGTTGCGCATCTTGGGGTTACTAAACATAAAGCGCCTGACTGCGAGGATTATGACATTTATAGCATCATAATGAATCACGAGAAGAGTCGCGCTGTTTACGTTGATGATGTGGACTGCGTTTTGTTCTGTCGACTCAAGAGTTTCGTAAGTGAAACTGATTCTGGTCGTAATCTTGTACGCAGCACTAATGAGCGGGTGATTATGGCTGGTGTTAGTGATGGGCATGTATCTAAAAATAGATTTAATATGCCAAACGAGATAAAAATGTCTTTTGAGTCTCTGGCTGAACATATCCCTTTTTTCAACGGTGAAAAATGACAAAAAAAAGCGATTTAAAGCGCACAATTATTCATGATATAAAAGAAATGCGTTATATATTGAATAGCGTGGAAGAAAGAGCGCGAACTAATGACCCTTATCAAATGGCTTTAGCTGCGACATTTTTTCATATACTTAAGTATCATATTCAAGAAGGCGATCTTACGCCAGAGTCTATCGATTTGGCTTTGAATCTTAAACATCAAGAATTTTTACGACAATCAGGAGAATAATGGTGAGTTTTTGGACAAGCGGTACGGGCGAAATGCCAACAGGATTACCAAAAGATGCGTTTGTTAGTGATTTTTCAATCATACCAGAAGGAACCTCGGCGTCGGCAATGATTAAATCATTTACGATTGTTGAAAAAGAAAATAAATATTCTGGAACTACAGATAAATTTTATAACGTCGTTTATAGGTTACTTGATGGTAACTTTAAATCCAGAGAAGTGACTCAAAAAATAAAATGCTTTGATGGGAAGCCTGAGCAGATACAAAGAGCGTTAAATATGTTGAAGCTTGTTATGCAATTATGCGACTTTAAGCCATCGCATAACAATGCCCCCGGAGACATTGAGTTGATTACCATGGTCAATAAAGTGGTTTCAATAAAAATCGGCGAATGGTCTATGCCTAAGGCTGATGGAGGCATCATAGAGGGTAACTTTGTTCGCGAGGTCCATGCGTCAGGCGCAATACCTACCAAAACAGGCGTTAAAGCTGAAGTAGTACACCGACCAACAGATAGCGCGTTGCAGCGAAATGCTACATTACCAGAGTTAAATGACGATTTGCCTTTTAACTAACCGCTTAGAATGGTATTCTTCTCTGGGCGGGATATAAAATCAGAGTTGTATTATGGATACCAAGAAATGTTTTAAATGTAATATTGAATGGCCTCTTATATTTTATTACAAACATAATCAAATGAAAGATGGCCATTTAAATAAATGCAAAAAATGCACAAAGAATGACGTTAATAAGCATAGAAAAGAAAATATTGACAAAATAAGGGAGTACGATCGAAATAGATTTCAAAATGATTCCGATCGAAGAGCTTATTCTTATGCTCGAGCGAAAACAGATAGAATAAAATTTCCTGAAAAATATAAGGCAAGAACGGCAGTATCAAATGCAATACGAGATAAAAAGCTAAAAAAAATGCCTTGTTGTGTCTGCGGAAGCGAAAAGTCGCAAGCGCATCATGAAGATTACTCTAGACCCTTAGATGTAATATGGTTATGTGTAATTCATCATGCTGAAATAGATTGAACGTTGCTGGACGTAAACCAGCACTAATTAAACAAGGAGAGAAAAATTGGACATCAGCCAAATCATAACAAAAACCATAGCTGACTCGCCCACAGATGCTCCCCGCAGCTACATCGGTGCAAGCAGCATAGGAAAGCCATGTTCACGAGCCATATGGTACGGATTCACTGGGGCCGAATCCACGAATCCGCCACCCAGTTTACGAACTACGTTCGAGATAGGCAAGAGGCTGGAAGGGCTTTTAATTGACTATCTTGAAGAGTCTGGGTTCAAGATAGTTAGGCCTAATGCTGATAATGATTACCTCTTGCTTCAAGACAAAGATGTTCCTGTGTTTCAAGGTCATTGTGATGCATTGATGATACTTCCAAACTCTGCGCCTTCAATTGTTGAAATTAAAACAGCTAATACGGCTAGCTTTTCAAAATTCAAAGCAAAAGGTCTTCGAGTGTGGAACAATGGCTACTACGCGCAATTACAAGCATATCTAGGCATGTCTGGATATCCGCGTGGTGTTTTGCTAGCTATCGACAAAAACACGTCAGAATTGCATCATGAATGGGTTGATTACGATGACGTTTTTTATCATGAATTGAAATCTAGGGCGTTGTCAATTTCCAAGATGGAAGAGCCCCCAGAAAAGCTTAATAGGAATCCGATCTTTTACATCTGTAACGGATGTTCATACAGGAGAATCTGCCATGCCGAATGAACTTGATGCGATATTTGCCGGTATTCTTGGGGGTGGTATAGGTGCAATCATGGTATTCAGTACGATGTATGTTCATTTCCATATGAAATTTAAAAATTATTTTTACAACAAGGAACACTTTAAAACCAGAATGAAAGTTTTGCAATTAGAAGATGAAGTTGCATCCATGAAGATTCAGTTGGCTAGGTTAAATGCCGAGTCTTATCATGCAGTAGTTGAGGATGAATACAAATGAACATTAGGGGTTCTTCTACGGGAATTAGAGGCGTTCATTTTAAAGCAGGTAAGTTTAGGGCTGTAGGTTACGCTAATAGGGTTCCCATTTATTTGGGAACGTTTGACAGAATTACTGAAGCTAAAAAAGCTTACGATGAATGGAAATCATTGCCAAAGCCAAATGTAAGACAAGAAAGGCGATATAGTGACCATCATAAGGAGGAGCGAGCTTCGCCTGAGATGTATGGTTTGGTTTATGAGGCGCTGTTTCATTGTTATGAGGATAGCGGTGAACAAGAAGTTAACGCAGCCTATTTAAAGGCGAAGGACGAGTATAGATGAATATAACCGGATGGATTTGCCCGCAATGTCAAATGTCATTAGCTCCATGGATGACTTATTGTTGCAAAAAGAAAGATCAAGAAAAGAATCCAAGCAAAAATAATAATGAAATATTAAATCTGGAAGTAAGGAGATTATTTACAGTGAAAACAGGCTCATGTCTTAACGCTGAAAACATTTTTACTGTCGGCGAATTAATTAATACCACAGAGAGCGAGCTGTCGGCGATCACAAATTTTGGAAAAAAATCACTTAATGAAGTTTTGCATTTTTTACGCGACAATGATTTATGCCTAAAAAGACATTGAGACCTTATCAAGAATCTGCCCTAACCACTCTACGCAAACGCCTAAAAGAAACCACGCACCCCCTTTTAGTAGACGCATCTGTAGGGTCGGGAAAAAGCTTAATCCTTTCCGAGCTTCTTCTCGTCATGGAGGTCGCAGGGTACCGGGCACTCTGCCTTACTATGAACAGTACGCTTATACAACAAAACGCCGACACGTATCAAAGCCAAAATGGCAACCCCGGCATCTACTGCGCTGGGCTTAATTCCAAACATACCAAACAACTCGTGATATTCGGTAGTCCCCATTCCGTGGTTCAAGGAATCCGCAATAAGGATGAGATCAGTCGACAACCATTTAATCTTATAGTTGTTGACGAATGCCATAATATTTCGCCACATGATTCCTCCTCCATGTACATGAGAATTCTTAATCATTATGGATTGCTTGCACAACAAGAGCAATATTCATTTCGAGTGGTTGGATTAACCGGAACACCATACAGAGGAAAAGGAATTTCAATTGTTGGGCCAGATGAATATTTCAAAGAACGCGTATGCCAAATATCAACCAGCTGGCTAATAGAAAAAGGCTTTCTTACCAAGCCATATTTTGGAATAACAAAAACCAAATTAGACTTTAGCGATATAAAAATAAATAATATGAGCCAATTCAATGGAAAAGAACTACAAGCCGTTGTCGATAAAAGCAAACGATTAACTGCTGAAATAATGATGGAACTTGCAACCATAGATTGCACGGGAATATTTATTTTCGCTTCCACAAAAAAACACTGCGAAGAGTGTTTGCGTGGTTTGCCTTACGGAACCGCCGCTATAATTACAGGAGATACACCACATCATGAACGTAAAAGAATTTTGGAATCGGCAAGACAAGGTGCAACGAAATACCTTATCAGCGTGGGCTGTCTTGTTGTTGGCGTTGATATACCCCTGTTTGACACCTGCGCTTGGCTTAGACCAACGGAGTCCCTCGTTTTATACACCCAAGGAATTGGACGCGTTTTGCGATTGCATCCAAACAAATCACGAGCAACTGTGCTGGATTATGCCGGTAATCTCGAACGTCACGGAGACATAGACGACCCAATAATCAATGAAGCTTTACAACCTAAGGAACCAAATGATCCGGAATACTGCATCCCTTGCTGGACTTGCTCGACTCTTAATACCGTACACAGTCGCCGTTGCATCGGCATTGTCGGTGATAGCCGTTGTAGCCATTACTTCGAATTTAAAGAATGCGCATGCGGAACACAAAACGACATCACCAGCCGTGAGTGCCGTATATGTGGAAAGGAGCTTATTGACCCCAACGCCAAACTTAATCGATATACACGAAGCACCAAAGAATTAACCGTTTTAGAGGCGGTTTACGAAGCAAGCATGCTAGGGCATACCTATGCGCCAATAATCAAAATTAAGTACGTTTGCAGCGGAGGAATCACCGTATACGAGAACTACTTAACCAACACTGAACGCGCAAGACAGATAACCTACAATAAATTTATTAAGCTTCACTGTGAAAAGCCATCCAAACACTATCGGCACATGATGAATATATATGCCATGAAAGCCATGCTTGAAGAAGAAACGCTAAAGACACCTTATGAATTGATTTGTTCAGTGACTGAATACGATAGATTAACTGTGAGAAAGAAGAAGTTTCACGAATAGGGTGACGCAGGAAACTGGACGATAACCTGCGCCATAGCTGCGATGGGTTGGATTCGAACCAACGACCTAGGAGGGGTTGAGCCTCTATCATGCTCTACCAGACTGAGCTACCACCGCGTAACGGACGCATAATACCAAATTCTAACGACGATTAACACCACGACTCATGCGATTGAATCCACTGTATTGACGGGTGGGCGCAATAGAACGTGCTGCTTTACGTTCTTGCCATTTGTTGATGGCTCCATTTATGGCGTGATGACCTGCCGCAGCTCCTGCGCCCGCTGCGAAGCCACTAGCAAGCGAGTTAACCAGCCCACCTCCCGATGTACTACCAGTAGATGGAACGCCGTTATTTGACCCTTCACAGGCGGTCAATGCTAGCGCCAAAATCAATACAATATATCTAATCATGGTTTTTTATACCTGCCAGGAAGATTGTAGAAATCAACGATACAGTTAATGGCTTCTTGTGCGCCGTTTGCTACGATTCCCATATATCCTTCAGCGCGCATTTCATCAAGGAATTGAAGCTGCAAAGGCGTTGCTTTTCCTGTGTTTGACTTCATTTCGATCCAAAGTCCAGAAAATTTTTCATTGCCTCTAGGGAAGAATAAATCCGAAACACCTGCTCTAGTTCCAAGGCGTTTTAGCATTGCTCCATATTGAGGTGAGCACTTACGTTCGCCAGCAATATGTAGCACTGGAACACAAGCAATTTGTTTTACGAATTCTACGACAATTATCTGCTCAATAGCTTCAGCGTTTAAAGGCATCAACGATATCGTCCTGACGCAATACGATAGGCTATATCCTCGCTTCTAGCTTTACCCACTTGCTCAGCCCACTTAGAATTCAAAAGCTCTTTAGTGGCTTCTGTGTAGACTTTACGGCCTATTGCGTCCAGCATTTTTTTGAATCCAAGTAGATGAGATAAACCCATATTGAAACATAACTCTATTATCGCGCCTTGACGAATATCATCCTGACATTTAAACCAATCATATTTAGTTAGCTGTGAACGGAAGTCTGCAATATCATTTCTTAAGAGATAAAAACATTCATCTACGGATAAACCTTTCCCAACACCTTCTTGTAAACACCGGCCTATCCCGCAAGAAATATACCCCATCGTGTCCTTATAGGCAAACTTCTTCATTCCCTCGTGCTCAACAATACGACTAATCAACATTTCAATCGGATCGCTAGATGGAGCACAAACACCCTTAACAGAATCATTCATGGTCGTCATCCTCAACAAAGGCTTCTTCAGTCTGCTGGTCTTGATATACAACGCGTACTTGTTTCACGGGCTTTGGTTCAGTTGCATCAACATAATCAAAATACAATTGAGCCATGCCAATAATGAGAGCAAAAAAAATGATAATTACAAAATGATATAACTTCATGCATTCCTTACATGTAAGAGCAGCCCTGAACGGAAAACAGGGCCACAATATTTGCGTCATCGACTTATGCCAGAAGGAGGGGCTGGCATGGAGTTAAGTATAACCCATTTTAATAAGCCAATCATCATACGGAATTATCTTTTCATAAAGATCTAATGCAGCCAATCCTTTCATGTCGTTTTCATATTCGCTTCTGATTACTTCTGGTTTACGTGCGGTTGGGGTTGAAGTTGAATTTATAGCGCAAGCGGAAAACTTCTTAGTTTTATTATTAATAACATTCTTAGCTATGTAGTGCGTTTTTGACCCAGTACTGGTATCAATTTGACCCTGTTCTAGGTCATTATGAACCTGTTGTTTATTATCTACCAAGTTCATAATGACCCTGTTGGTAAATTTATCTCCAAGAAAAAACTTACGATTATGACCCATGCCCGTTCTTGATAGAAAACCCCATGACTCGAGATCATTTAATTTTCTTTTTACAGTACTTAAACTCGCTTTTGAAAATTCAGATAAATATTCATTTGTTTTGTTGTAACCAGTTTTGTCACAAGGAGGTTGTCGAAGCTGATCATACAGCGGCATGAAAATATAGATATGATCACCGGTAATTTTTGGGTGGTCTGTCATTATTTTAGGCGTTTGGAAGTAAATTGGCTTTGATTTTTCGTTATTCATGCTATAATTGCTCCGTAATTAGCGTTACATCCCAGCCATACTTCTTTCGACGGTAGTATGGCAACCACTCATTATACTATCTAACTTATTTTTAAACAAACAAAAAACCCGCACAACGGCGGGTCTAATATGAATCAATATTGAACCATTATTCAGAAGGACTTACTAATGCATCAACTAAATGATCAACAGCATCAATGACCTTGGTCACTTCGCTTTCAGGCGCAACAACATCAGCTGCTTTAGTCGCCATATCCAACAAATGTTTGGCTTCATTCAATCGACCTATTAGGCCATTATGGTTTGCTGCTGATTGCTCTAGGAATGATTCTATTTCTTTAATACGCATTTGCAATTGTTCTATCATTTTAAACTCCGCTGGTAAAAATAAAGCCCCGAAGGGCTATTGCATTAACTGTAGACAGTTGCCGCTTGAAGATAGTACTGGACACCCTCTATGAGTATAGCAATCTTCTTAATGGTACCTGAAGCTGTTGCACCACCAGTGCTAATGTATGTTGAACCATTAGCGGCAAGCTCTAAAAGATTCGATGTTTTACCATATAGATAAATCATTGAATTCAGTGTAGCAGCAGTAGTGTTTGTTCCTGCGAACATACGCATACCAGTAGCGCTAGTAATGGTTCCTGAAGTAGTACCCATATCGCCCCATACGGCAGCAGTTTGTCCGGCGTTGATTGTTGCGCCTGAAATGTCTAATTGAGCAAATACTCCAGCTGTCCAAGAGCTTCCTGATAATGTTCCTGAGCTGACAATGACTTTACCTTGACTGCCATAAATAAATCCGCCTGATGCGCCTACGATTGTAGCTGATCCCTGAACACCCACTAAATTTCCTGATGTCATCAGAACGCTATCACTGATAGAACCCGTAATTGCACGGACGGTTCCGGGGGTAGCTGATGCTTCTGGAACAGCATTTACAAATGGAACACCAGCGCCTTGGGCATCAGGAGCAACCAAACTAACAACCGTATTTAATATTGATGAGCCAGAGTATGTGATAACTACTTTCAACCAAACGGGACCTTGGTCGCTCGTGTATACCAAAGCCATTTGGTTGTTTGAATATGTAAATCCTTCTTGCTTTGTGGTCGTCAAATATCCTGTTGCTGTGACGGTTGCATAAGTGTCGTTTGTAAGGATGTAAATCAAACTTGGCAATGTCAATTGAGTCATTGATACCTGTGATGTAACCGCAGCTTGTCCGGTTGGAGGAGCTGTTTGAATATTTATGATTGACATTTTTTTATTCCTCTTAGTTAGTAGTTACCGTACAACTGCGTGCTTGTAATGTTGTTTTTGCGGCTAATCCTGTGGCGCTTGGTGCTGATGATGTGCCGCCTGATAGGTTGATCGTTTTACTGCTGTATGCTGTGGTGCCATTGGTTCCGTCTAGGGCTGCTAGTGATACTAAAATGCCGTCTACGCTGGCTTGGTTTAGTTTAGCGCCTGTTAGAGTAAAGTTTCCTGCAACAGTTTTTAATGTTGAGCCCATTGAGAACGTGACCATGTTTGCCGCAGTAATTGCTACTAATGTGCT